CATCTTGTCGGTGTCAACCTTGGCATCGTATGTTCTCTGTGGTGCTTCTACGTCAGATGCTTTTGTAAGACCTGTGTTTTTAAATGCGGGTTCAACACCCGTGTCTCTGGCTGTTTTCCACTTTGGTTTCATCCCGAACCAGCGGGTTCCAGGTTTTTTGAACTGCTCAGAGTTATGTGAACGAACAGCCTTTAATACGGATTGTAGCTGTTTTATTCCCATAGGGTTATCACCCGTAAGTCTATCCTGCCCACCGTATTCTTTTTTTAGGCTTGTGAGGGTGGCATCGTCCATACCTTTTTCTTTTGCAACCTTATGAATAAGTCGCCTGAGTTTAGATACCACTTTTGGGGGTTTGTCTTTTGGCAGGGTGTCTTTTCGCCTGCTGTTAAACTTTTGGCGTAATTCTTCTGTGCGGGTCAAGGGTTTATCAACAACCTTAACTTTCTCTGACTTGCCGATATCATGTAATTCTTTGGGAATAGATTTTCTCTGTTCCTGTTCGTGAGCTTTATAAATACCCTTCTTTAAGCCATCACGATAAAACTTTAATGCTGTCTCAACCTGTCGTGCTGTTGCTCCTTCGCCACGGAGATATTCTTTAACCTTGTTTACATTCCCCTTAAACTCGTTTAATTTTAACTCAATTCTTTCTGCCACACGCTGTCTTGCCATGAGGGTGTTTTGTGACAAGTCTTTATTAGAGAATGACCCCCTTTCCCCACCTATCATATCGTTTAAGTCTTGCAGGAAAGACCCAGACTTCGGTTGCATCCCAGACTTTTTCTCAAGAACAGACCTGACGTGTTCGTTTAAATTACCCGTCTTGTTGACAAGTGGGTTATTCCTAACACCCTCCGTAGGCCCAATGTTTCTACTTGAATATCTTGTTCTTACGTTTGGGGTTGGTGTGTCGGCTGGCAAGTTGTCTCTGTATATTGTTTCGCCAACACGGTATGGGTCTTGTATTGATTCCGCTATTTTTTCATTAACCGGCAGTCTTTTTTCAAACACGCCAGACATCTCGCTTGGCCTTTTAAAAAAGTAGGGTTGTGTGCCAAGTTCATTGGGTTGTCTGTTTATTTCTATGTCACGTTCAAGTATTGTTGTTCTTGGTGTTGGTTGCTGTATAAAAGCTTCTTGGTCAAAATTCTTTCCCCTCAAAACACGCTTTTGTTCTGGCTTAACAGTAAACCTATTCTCTGTTATGTTTGGTGGTAAGGCGTCTTTCGGGGTGTTCTCGATAAACCTTTGCTTGATAATGTCCGGTGATACCTGTTCTTGATTTCTCCTGATGTTATCTATAAACACACCGGCAGAACCTTCAACAGACTTCCCGCTTTCGGCGGTCAAACCCCTTACGCTATCGGGTTGTTCAGTCTTTCGCATCATCTCCATTGCGGTGTTCGGTGCAATATCAGGGGTGGTTTTTGTTTTATCTATTTTTGGTGATAAGTGTTGTTCCATTTCAGAACGAAGCATTTTTGTTTGTTCTGCGGTCGGCCTGCCTTTTATACCCCCCTTGAGAAACATACCTATCATGGGTGCTTCTACACCTGCCCTCACCATCCACTCTATTTCTTCAGGGGCAATGTTTGGGTCGCCTGTTAGCAGATATTTAAGCCTACGGGGTACACCTGGATTTTTTTGGAAATGACTTATTAAGGGTTTTAGGCCACGTTCTTCTAGGGCTTCAAAAGGGGATTCTAAAACTTTTTTTATCCTCTTACCTTCCTCAAGCCGTGGTTGCGGAACCGCATCTGAAAACGTCTTACCAACAACGTCACGCATAAAGTTTGGTTCAGTATCGCCTGTTGCGTCTTTTTTGGGAAGCCCACCTGCAATATTTGCCCCTGCTACAAAAGGAAAAGTGACAAGTTCACCCGCCATTGATGCCCCAGCTTCAAGCGTACCCCCAACAGTTTGCCACGGTTTCTTAATTAAACTCTTGGCATATTCCTTTGTAGGGCCAACAATTTCTTTGGCTGACTTCTTTACAACATCATTGTAAAACGATGGTTTGGTTTCTTGTGGGGTGTCGTTAAACAGTTCGGCTGTTGTTAAACCTGTCTTTTTGCCAAAAAGCTCAGCCGTGGAAACGCCCGTTTTTTTAGTATTACCAAACAATTCAGATGTGGTTAGAGTTCGTCCCATTTATCCCCACCATTATATTTATAATATTTACCACCCACCTTTTTTACCTGCCCTTTAGCAAAGCCAAATTTATCTTTTTTCTTTAAGATGTAAGTACCTTTTTCCATTGCTTTAGGTGTGTACCATTCTCGTTTACCACCTGGACTTCCAATGGGGACAGCAGCATAATTGGCATCTGAGTTTGTTTCATTAAAATCTACCATGTCGTCAAAAAAGAATTTACCACTACTATCTTTCAGCGATTTAAAAGCATCTTTTATATCAACGGCAGGATTTTGTTTAGCCATATACTGTTCTTTTCTCACCTGTGGGTCTTTTACGGGATTATAGTTTTTTTGTAGATATTCTGTTCGCTGAATATTGGGGTCTGTTTTGGGATCCCACGGGGCAGTTTTTAAAGCCCACTCCTGATCGTACCGCTTGTCAGATATCCCCTCCCTTTTATCCCTGTGAGTAATGCCTGCGTTGTATCTGCTATCAAGGACATTCTCCCTTTTATCTCTATGGGTAATGTTCGCATTATATCTACTGTCAACGATACCCTCTCTTTTATTTCTGTGTTCTATATCCTTGTTATATCTTTCGTCTACAATCCCATACCTTTTGTCTTGCCTGGCATACCCCTCTTGCCGTTTTTTATCTTGATATTCTCGTTCTTCTTCCCGCCATTGTCTTTCCCTGTCCCACGCATCTTCCTGTGCAATGGCACGATTCACATTATTTGTCCCGGCAAATCCCTTCTCAAAGCCACCGAGAGCGTGTAGTCCCATATCCCCAAGAATCTTTAATATATTTCCCATTTAATACCCCACCTCAAAAAAGTCAGAAGTTATGCCTGCGTATTCCATTAAACATTGCTGAAAAAGTTCTGCTTCGTATGCGTCCATCTGGTTTAAAGCCTGAATGCCTGCCGTGACAATCATCTGTTTTTCAGCCGCCGTGTTCGCTTTTGCAAGATACTCGTCAATGGCTAATGCAAGTGCCTGATAGCCGAGTTCTTCTTTCTTTAACTCAATCTCACTCAAGCCAAGTCGCTGTGATAAAATGGCGTTAAATTTACTTAGGTCAAGCTGACCCTGTTTAAACATGGCATCCACTTCCGCATTATACTTACCAAGCATGAAATCCATTGCCTGTTGTCTGTCAACCTGACTGAGATTTTTCCACTGAGCAACCATTTCGTGATTAAACTGTCTGCGCTGTTCTGCTCGTTCAAGTCCGGTATAAGCCATTTCTGTTGCTTTTTCTGACATCTGACCGCCCATTTCAGCATAAAGGCTTTGTAGACCGTCAGCGATAACCCTCTGCTTGTCAAGAGAGTTGAATATGCCCTGCATTTCTGCCTGATCTCCAAGCCTTTTCACAAGTTCGTCAGCACCGATACCATATGCTCTTGAAATGTTATCCATTACAGCATCGAAGTATCTTTGTTCTTCCTGCCAACCCATGTCGGTTTCGCCAAAGATTTCCTTCATAATATCGTCAAATGTAACAGTGGGTGGGATTGTAACCTTAGTAACTTTTTCAGGGTCTTTTTCAGGGTCTTTTTTAGGGTTATCTAAATCCCACAGTGCTTTATCAAATACCCATGAATTCGTGGTGTCGTCCCAATAGTAATATTCGGGGTCATAGTCGGTAGGTTTCGGGCCTTTTTCGTAAGTGCCTGTGGTTTCGTTCCAAACCGTATCACCCTCTGTACCACCTGTGGGTTCGGTATAATAAACCCTGTCGCCAAAAGCCGTGATTACATCTGCAACAGACATACCCATTTGGCTGGCATAGTCCTGAAGGGATATAATCACTCTGCCTGTTTTGGTATTGACGATGTTACCGTCTTTAACAGACAGTCTTGTGTTGGTTATATAAGATGCAAGGTTGGTCTGGTTATCTTCTGCGTCTTGTATTGCTTTGTCATAATCCGCTTGTTTGTCCACCACCCATTGAGGTGGGGTTGCGCCCCAAGCTTTGCCAAACCAATCTTCTGTTGCATATGGACTGTATGGGTCTGATGACATGGTCGTTTTAAAATCGGGACTTTCTGCACCCAAGTTTTTACCAAGATACCAATCGCCATTCTTTTTATCCCATTCGGCTTTAAAATCAGCGAACATTGAGTCAACATCAACCCCTATTTTTGCCGCTTCGCTCTTTATCCAGTTCCAAGTCTCTATCAGTGTAAGTCCTGCATTTACACCATATTCAACTCCTGCAAGAACAGGATTGTCTTTAAAATCAAAAACCATTTGGGAGCCATTCAGGTTGGTGCTTGCGGATCTACTCTGTGTTTCAACATTATCAGGGAGTCCACCATTCATAACCCGTAAATCTTCTTCTGTTGGCATGTTCCCGCCATTAGTGGTTAGGGTGTAATTCTCCCTCGTTTCCATACCGCTTCCGGTTCTGTATGTCCTTGAAGTTACCTGCCCGTCAGGTGCAAGCTGAACAGAAACTAAATACTTACCCCCCATGGGTTGGGGGTCTGGTGCATAATTTCCCCCGGATGGTTGTGGCGGTGGCGCATACGCATCTGATGGTTGTGGAGTTGTCTCGGTCTTTTTACTCCAAAAGGGTTCGGTCTGGTTTTGGGTATATGACTTTTTCTGCCAATACGGGGTAGACGGCTGAATGGCTGTTCCGTTCTTTGCCGTAGTTACGATATTACCATCACCGAAAAAAGACGTAGATGGACTTTCGATTGAAGATTGCTTTGTGGTTTTCTCACCTTTCGGGAAAGAACCGATATTCGATAGTGCGTTACTGAACCAACCCATAATTTTTCCCCTTATCCCACTTGGTCTTTTTTGTCGTCTGCTGTATACGGAGAACTGAACGTCTCAAAGAATCCCCCAATATCACCTTTTTTAAGCGATTCTATTGCTCTGTTTACCTTTGATGCGGGGGTTTCGTACCCTGATGGACTCCTGTTGTCGGAATAGTCTGAATGACCAATCCCCTTCTGCCCGTAATATAAATTAGCAAGCTGTTCAAGTGCTGAACTTGCAAGTTGAATTTTACCCATTACGTCCTGTGGGGTCTGTTTCTGCTGATTTAACAATTCTTTATTTTTGGCTTCGTTATATGCCTGCCCGATATCGGGTTTATAAATCGGTTGCGGTGCTTGTCCACCCTGTGCGAAATTCCTGTTTTCACCCGCAATCTGTCCAATGCTTTTCTGCGGTGCGGACATATATGCGTTTAACGCTCCCTCAAGTCCAGCGGTTCGGGCATGGCGTGTCTGCCTGCCTTTTTCCATCTGCGGATTGAGATACCGCCCTGTGGTGTTCATGTAATTTATATTACGGTTCGGGCCGTAATATTGTGCGTTCATATTCGAGGGGGAATAATCGAGCATCATCTTGTAATACTGCTTCATGTCATTTATTGCAGATGCCCTTCGCCCTGTTTTACCCTGTCTGAAAGCATCTTTTTGAGGTGAAGAACCACCTATTAAACCGCTTGCCAATGAACCGCCAATGGAGCCGATTGCGCCACCAACTGGCCCCGCAAGAGCTGTCCCCGCAGCTGTTAGGCCACCTGTTATTGCAGAACCCCAACCACTATTTCCCGTATATGAATTAAATCCCATTGGGCCAGCCATACTACCTCCTTATTTCCTATCACTTCTTATATCGTAGTGAATTATCGCATCATATATTGTGAATCCATCGTTTGCCGTTGCATTGGAAAATTTATACTTTATTCTTCTTCCAGACCGTCTGGTGCTGAGTTTCGGCATGGTCTGAGATGTGCTTAATGTCTCCGATGTGGTCACGGTTTGCCAGTTGGATTCGTAATCACATTTATATTGGACTGTCATTGATGTGCCTGATGTGCCGTTCCATCTTGGCTGAATATAGAGAAAGTCTTTAACTAAATGCGGAGAACCGCAATCAATCCACCCTGTTTCACCTTCCGCTATGTAGGCAGAGCCGTCATTGTTATAACCTGGGAAACTCTTTCGCACATATCCGCTTGAATCACCAAACACAGTAAACTTGCTTCCAGAATAAAGGTCAGATGAATCCCATGTCAGGCTTTGGATATCCTGCCAAGTATAGGTTGAAATATCACTCCATGTTCCGGTTACGTCTTGGGTGAAAAACCCCATACAGGTCGTGGCTCTTTCAATGACCTTCCATGTTTGGAATTTCCAGTCATAGACCAGAATATAGTTACAGGTTGAACTTCCCTTTATCGGGACACTCAGCCAGTATTGATGTAAAATATCAGACGATGCGCCATAACACTGGTCAAGAGACGCAATATACAGCGAGTCAAGTATGCCCTGAATTTTCATAGCCTGTGGATGCGGTTGTACGCTTTCCCCATCACAGACAAAAAGTCCTTCTTCGCTTAAAAACACAAGTCCGTCTTGAGTCTTTGCGATACTCCACGGGGCAATATTAGTCACTCTTTCGTCTAAAGTCTGAGTACCAAAAGGCAAATCCCCGCCAACAAAGTAAACAACATGGACAGAGTTTTCCTTAAATACAATCAGATTGTCATACAGTGGAATCATTCGGATAATCTTGTCACCCGATGTGGTAGTTACGTCAATAGCGTCACTCACTCCCCACGTTGTAGGATCCCCCGCCTTTGAATATCTTACCCTTGACGGGAAATTACTACCGCTTTCCGTGGTGTCAGCTATCATCAGCCTGTTTTTGTAAATGGCGATTCGTTTTGCTGACCACGTAAAAGTTGGGGATATCTTAATGTTCCTGATCTCAATATTTGACCCACTCCAATCAGCACTTGCCACGAACCCGAAATAAGTATCTGTTGATGATGGCGTTACCTCTATCGAATGTGTTACCCAACTGGCTGTTGATGTTTTGTTCGTTGAGGAAACAACCGCTTTGTCTGAATCAAGAGTAGCGACCGCAACTGTACCGCTTGCCTGTGTCCCGTCTTTTATGTCAAAACTGATGGTATATTTTGAGCAGTACGGGAGAACAACGGACAAATCCGTGTTATAGAAAAAGTAATCGCTTACGGCACTTGACGCAAATTCGTAATGATTTGTGTCGAACGCCAACGCTCCCGTACCGCCCGTATCCCAATCATCCGTATTGTCATTTGCACAGTCATCATCAATAAGTTCTTCTTCATTTAAGGTAAGGTCACTGGTTCCTATTCCACCATCCCATGTCTGGATATTCCCCACACCATCGGCAAAATAAAAGACATTGTTGTATGCGGTAAAGTCAACATAGTTCCCTGCTGTGAATGGAGATGCAACCGGGACAAGGAAATCACCTGGACAATACTGATACAGTGTCGTTCCTGCCACGATCATCCGCTTATTGACCTTTTCCGTGAAGAACATATCCCCCTCTGTAATGAGGGATACTGACCCGTTTAGCTGTTGAGAAATAGACCCGCTTCCGATTTTCTTCTGACCCCAATCTTTTGTAACGGCTCCAAACTCACGGGTAAAGTCAACGTTCTTAGCAGACGGCATTTCATTAATAGGAAGAAGAACATTGTCAACCGTTTGGGTCAGGTCGTTATATCCTGTAAATTTAGGTATTAAATGGTATTGCATTGTTCCCCTTAATTTTTAGTGAAACGCTTTATCAACCCGTTCTCTATCACAATGTCAAAATCAGTTACACCCGTCTCAGACTGTGTGATGCCGTTAAACTTATCATCCACATATTTCTTATTAGCAACGTGATAGTCATCCTGTGGCGTACTTGCGGGAGTATACGGGAATTTTAAAAATCTCTTTACCCCGCTGATAAGGGATTCTATTTTTCCCATATGTAAAGCGTCCCCGCCATTGTCCCGCCAATCTGAACACCGCCATGAAGGGTGATGTTTTCAACCTGAATCGGGCCGGAAGCTACGGTTGCGGTCAGAGTAAATATCGTTGTACCTGCCGTATTGGTAAAGGTCAGAACATCCGCATTGGAGTCGGGGTTCCAGACAAGTTTCTTGATATTGAAGGTCGTTGCGGTTTCAATCGCTCCGGTTGAGTCAATCCGCATCGGAGTCGCACTTGTGACGTTTGCCATTATTTATTTCCCTCGATTGTGTTAATTATCTTTTGTGCTGTATCAACAACTTTTTTGACACTATTAACCGCTTTATCATCACCCTTGAAATTCGGGGTAATGTGTTTGGTTAAAATCTCAAGTCCCCTGCATAAAAGGGAACATCCCGTGAGGATTATTTTTACTTTAAAAAAGACCATGTTATCCCTCTGCTTCCTCAAGCATCTTGTCGATTTCCTCAAAGTCTATTCCGAATATCTTACAGACCGTTTTGGCAATCATGACAAGGCTTTTGTGTTTTGGGTTGTTTAAAAGCACCAGATAAAAAACAATACTTAAAATGCCTTTAAGAATACTTGCACCCTGTTCTCTTTCTTCTGCGGTTAATTTATCAATCATTTTTCTTCTCCTTTATATGCAAGTTCTTCTCGGTAGAATCTTGCTTTTATGATTTGGACATTTGTCTTAATCTCTGTTATGTCCTGTGCAATCTTAACTGTGTGTTTGTCTAACCGACAATCAAGTACCATCCACCCCGTTATAAACATCGCCAGTATCGCTATAATTATGGTGGTGAACTGTGTTTGATTTACGTGGCTCATTATTTTCTTCCATTGTGTTCCAAGCTGTAATGATTTCCATCGTTGAATCTCCCCCCCCAAGATCCACCGATTGATTCCCAAAACTCGCCTAAAGGTTTATGATCTTCTGTTCTAGTCAGGTACTTCCCGTTCTTGAAAAGATTTAAATCTATTGCCAGCCTTGCGCCATGTAATGAATTTTTCTTATGCCCTGTTGTTGCGTATGCATCCCCGAATGTAAGCTCATACCCGTTTGAATATGCAAAGCGGATAAGGCTTGCTACCATAATTACAAAATAGGATTGCTTTTCCCTTAAACTCATGCTTCGCTAAAATCCACAAGCGTTACTGTTTTAGTAGAGCCACCTGCTGTTATTTTCATCATAATGTCGCCATCGTCTCCGCTTCCGGTACCATCCGACATCCACGTTACACATCTTCCTTCTGCGGGGTCTGCGGGGTCTACTGATTTTTCTCTGTAGGTTATTGCTCCATTCACATCTACCCTTGTTGCGGGGGATACTGTTCCAAATCCAGTATTACCAGTATCGGTGTCTACATCAAATGCAACAACATCGCTACTATCTAATACCTGAAAATCTGAATCTGTATTATTTGCAAAAGCAAGCGAGCCAACACTACCACCGTAACCGTTTGTAATTCTAAACGCCCACCAACCTTGGTCAACCCTTTCAATCTTAATTGGTGATGCATTCTCGCTAGAGTAAACAGATAGAGGGTTAAGCGGAGAAGATGTACCTATACCAACGTCACCAGTAGAAGGATCAATATATAAAGTAGAGGTATTGTAGATATCATCTGAACCACCCGGAGCATGGGTTGATGCGTGTTCTGTGCCAGAAGAAACAATAGTTAATTCGTTCCACGCACCACCATTGCCAGTACCATAAAATAACTGAGCCGTATCTGTGGCATAGTAAAATTCATCAGATGTCCCTGTATCTGGTCTTGCAGTATATAAACCCGTTGTTAAAGACGTAAGTCCCGAATGGGTACACTGAGAGGAATCGTCATCGTCATATCCGTGTTCGTTGTCGATACATGCCCGAAGGTGTGCAAGGTTCGCCCGAATATAAGTAATGTCATCTGCGATTGTGTTTGTTGCTATCGGTGTACTAGTGGTAAAACCCATTACATCATCTTCCTTCCTTTATAGAGACTCATGTCAAAGTCCCTGAAAGTTTTCATTCTCATGTCTTTTCTTGTCCATTGTCTGCGCTTATCGTAGGTCACAAGGTTGAAATATCTGTTCTTGGCTGCTTCACCGAAATACATCTGTAACTTTTCATCATGCAAATAGGCTGCTGCTTCGTAACAGCATAAATCAATAATCAACCCAGGGCAGACCTTATCAATGGTCTTTTCATCTGAATCATCAGACAGCGTTTCAGGAAAAGCGTAATAATGAAGTGTTAAAGAATAGACACCGTCAGGGATGGGGTGAAGTTTAACCTGTGTCGCAAGGACAGAGTAGTTGGTCGGCTTGCCCGTTCCTGTTGAGTCATCGTTGGCAAAGTAAGCATTGTCCAGTTCGGGAATAGATGACTTCACAAGCGGTGTATTCTCGCTTGCGTGGAATACGTCAAGTTCGTCAATGTAATCAGACGGCAAATCTACCGTTGCGGTAGATGCGGTTGTGGTCAGGGTTGTGTTTGCATACGACCATGAAAATCTGTGATATGCCTGATCCGCTTTTGCCACGATAGGTAAGAACCCGTTGACAATATTTCGCCTTGCATCGTATATCCAAATTGCGATCTGAGTGCTTAAATCTTCTCGGTCAATCTTATTTGCGATAGTGGTCTTTAGGTTTCCATAGTTCATTTTAAGGACTCTATTTTTTTCTGTTCTTCGGGCAGGATTTCTCGTCTACCCGTTCCAAGTGCTGTCTCAATGGTTCTGATATCTTTTACGAGTTTTTCCAATCCGTGTGGCTCAAGGGATGCGCTTTGGTCTGTTCCCCACATTGTTCTGTCTAAAGTGATATGTCTTTCCACAACTGTTGCACCTAACGCAACGGCTGAAACTGTGGTCGGTACTCCGACTTCATGCCCTGAATAACCAACCGGAAGCCCATATCTGCGCTGTAAAGTCTGAATCATTTTCAGGTTCAGCTTGTTATTCGGGCAGGGGTAGACCGATATACAATGCATCAGTATTGGGTCTTTCAGGTGAGATATGGCTTTGGTGATGTCGTCATAGGTTGACCCGCCAGTTGACAGAATCGGTTTAAAATCTCTTTCCCCGATTTCCTTTAACAGCGGTTCGTCATGAATTTTTGCAGACGGGATTTTAATGTAGTCCAGATGTGAGAAATACTTCTCATACCAATCCAGAGCAGGTATATCCCAAATAGAACAGAACCAGTCGATACCAATATCATTACAGTAGCCGTCAATCCAATCATAAGCATCAAGCGACAACTCAAGTCTTTCACGATATTGTTCATACGGCAACACTCCCCACGGTGTTTCCCTTTCGGAACCCTTGTAAAAACCGAATCCCATTGTACGTTTTTGGAACTTAACCGCATCACAACCTGCGTTATAGGCAACGTCTATCAGTTTCTTGACGTTATCCATGTCACCGTTATGATTCTGCCCTATCTCTGCGATTATATAAGCCATAATCTCCTTTTAGGTGAAGGGGGATTGCTCCCCCTGTTACCTACTGATTTTCCGTCTTTACAACGATGTCAATGTTGCTCGCCTGTTTCGCCTTGGTTGCCATTTTGGCAATCAGAATGTCAGTTGCTTCGAAATCCATGTTCGTGGTCGAAATGGTTCCCGAATAAAACTTGCCAATATCATTTGTAGACGAAAGGGCAAGGGTCGCCACAACGGTAGTCGTGGAGTTTTTACACAGATATGCGACACAGTTACAGGTGGTTGAACCCATCGTGTCCCATGAAATCTGTGCGCCCTTAACGGTTTTTACGTGTCCCAAAACAAGGTTGTCCACCAGTTTCGTGGTGGTCGATGTCCCGCCCCGAAGTCTCGGAAGGGTCAGAATCTCACCAACACCACTGTTGAACAAAGGACAGCTTTCTGAATAATCTGCCATTAGTTATCTCTCCTTTTACATAGAAAGTGCTGACCTTCCCTCATAACGTCCCATCCGTTTTCGTTGAAGAAATCTTCCCAAAACTTCGGGGGATATATGGAAAGGTGCGGTTCTATGCGGTTATCTATTTTTTCGTAGCTTTCACAAAAGGCAATAGTCAGGTACAGCGTATTTGCCACACGTTTGAATTCGTCCATTGTCTTGTAAAGAAGTTCAGGCGGGATATGTTCCATAACATCACATGCCATGATGATATTGAATTCCCCGTCTTTATAAGGTAAGTCCCATGCGGTCACACCGGATTTACAGAGATGTTCTATCCCCCCCCAATATTTCGCCACTTCGGTCGAGATGTCGCATCCTTCCGCATACCCGCCAAGTTCGACAAGCTTTCTGACTCCCGCCCCGCCACCGCATCCTACGTCCAGAATACGATCGCCAAGTTTGGCAACTTCGGGGGCTTCTCTCAGCGAATGGGAAACTCTCATGTACTTGTCCCCCTGATACGCAAGGTTGTATTTCTCTCTCTCTAAAGTGTATGGATCTTTTGCGAGTTCGCATGCTTCTTTTACTTTCTCTATGGCAACTTTCAAATCAAGTTGTGTGATATACGGCAGGTGCCCGTCATCTTTTGTGATGCCGAATATTCCTGCCTGTGTTGAATTTATCCACATATAACCGAACTTGTGCGTCTTGGATGCCATGTCGGTGAGATACGTCCAGTAAAGCAGTAAGGGGGCTGTGGTCTTAACCTCGTTTCCGAAGATATCAATAGCAGGCCATTGCTGTGACTTGTCTGCGCTTTCTTTGCCATCAACATAATACCCCTCAGTAAATGAATATTCAGTTCCGACAAAGATATATGTTTTGGCTTCAAACACTCCAAAAGCTACGTTTACAGCAAGTCCAAGCGCATTACCCGCACCAGGGAAACATTCGTCTATATTAAGAACTTCACAGACTTCTTTGTTCAGTTCTTCGTTTTCACATCCCATCCCGACATACTTAACAGGACCGTCCCAAGCCTTTATGACTTCCGGTGACACAAGCGTAGCTGCTATCAACATGACATCGCTCAGGTCTGTATCAACTGTAAGGTCACGTTCAAGAATGGTCGGGTCAGCATCAGCAGCAACTACGATATGCGGTTTTATGTTGTTTTCAAGGAGCATCTTGAGACTAGAGTTAACTGCGATAACAATAAAATTCTCATCGCAGTTCTCTAGCTCATGAATGTTATAGTTCAACGCAGGGGAAGCCCCTACAAAGATACAGGCTCGTCCTTTGCCTATACCCTTTAAGTCATCCACACATCCGTGTTCGTCGGCAAGAACAAGGTTCTCTCGAATATTTTTCTCATACAAATCCATTCGGCTCTGCTGACAAAAAGCCTTGTTCTGCATGTTATCCATGAATGTCTGCCATTTTGGATGTGTGTCTAAAAAACTTCCCTCTGCATATTCCATACGCTCTCCTATGTGGTTAGATCGTAGATCAGACCATGACAGGCATCAGCGTTTTCCAGAACCAGTGTGTACTGACCGGAAAGCTGAAAATTCCTTGAACGGCCGGTAGAGGCTTTCTCCTCCAGCGCCCAAGAGTCGCCCTGTAACGGCATAACCCTGATACGGTTAAGGTCGATAATCAGCACCTTGTCATTGGGAACCCAACGGTCGAGAATTACGTCCATCTCAATTCCAAGGTCACTGATAAATTTGTTTGCATAAATTCCACGGGTCTTGTTGGACTTGTCGCCCCGCAGTCTGTCCTGTTCAAGTGCAGAGAATTTCTGCGCCTGAGTGGCACCGAGAACCATGATACAGTTGTGGTCATCAGGGAACCCGCCAAGGTCAAACATCTTTTTGACCAGCTCGTTCAGCTTGGTAGCTGACAGGGCGCATGATGCCTGAACAACAGTGGTGTCGTCCAAAGTGCCACCGTCAAGGTCAGGGTCACGGATAAGCTGAATGATTCCAGCAAGTGACCGATACTCTGCAACGTCCGTAAAGGAAGTCCCATTGTGGTAAGCCATACCGTTGATGATAGCCATACCGAGTTCACGCTTAACTTCTTCGGTTCTGCGCTTAGTCTGTAAGGCCAGTTCGCTGTCAACGGCATACAGGTCGATATGCTCACGGGTTTTCTCGATTTTGATACCCCGCTCAAAAACCTGAGTGAAGTTCTTCCGCTGAGTACGGGCTTTTGAAATATCATCAGAAGCAGAATCGGCATCTCGTTTCGGCAGAGACGCTACATAAAACTTGGTTCCTGCTGCACAGGTTCCCCAACGGGCAGTTGAATTGCCGTGGATTGCAACAGCATTACTTCCAGTGACGGGGGTTGTTGTAAAACGACCGTACCACTCTCCATTTTCCGGATAAATCACAGCATCTTTCCGAAGAACCTGCTGTACTTTTGCGTTGGTAGACGGTGAAGTGATGGTCATTTTAATGTTGGTGGATGATGTAACAGTATCAACAGCATTACACTGAAATGTTACAGCGTTCATGCTATCTTCCATCCACTTGTGTTCGGTGTTTTTTGCTGCACCCTTCATGGGGATTTTCCCCAGCAGGGCGGTATCTTTCAGGAGAACACTCTTGAGAACATTCTCCATATCCACTTTGTCTTGCGTGCCGAGAGTTCTCATTCCCGGCTGCGAGTTAAATGAATTTGATGTTAAAGCCATTTTTTATCTCCGTTTAATTGCCTATCCAGTGATGGCCTTAAACGCATTTGCGATTTGTGCATCTGTGTCTGTCGGGTCAACGTCAGTAATAGGCTTCGTTTGTACGGGAACAGACCCACCCGGTGTCAGGTTGGCGAGTTTCTCCGCACGTTCAGTTTCAGTTTCCGACCCTTCCGGCACTACATAACCAAGCTTCTTGAACTTTTCGATTTGGCGTTTTACTTCTTCTTTTTCACGTTCCTCTGCCAGTTCAAAGATTTGACCCATCATTCGGGGGTTGTTGTTCAGGTGCGGTTTTTCACGGACGACAGCTCTCATATGCTCGTCTAATTCCCTGAACCTTTCCGTTCCAACCTTTTCCCTTAATGCGTCTGCTTCGAGTTCCCACTGAGTCTGCATGATTTCGTTTCGTGCTTCCTCTCGTGCGAGCCTTCGTGCGTTGGCTATTGGATCCTCAAAGAACCCGTCCTCTGTCACAGCTTGTCCAATTGCACGGGGCTGATTGACCATTTTCTTGAGTTCTGCGATTTCCTGTGCCTGTCGAGTCAATGTTGCGTGTGCTTCCTTGTACGACTTTGCCGCCTTTTCAGGGTCATCAAACCCAACCTCTTTTAA